AAACCTTAGTCTATTACACTCACATATCCTGCTAGAATCCCCATCCTGCTAGTACCTCAAGTACCCTACAAACTTAAGTACCAGTACCCCTATGCCCCCATAGATGGGTCCCTACGCTACCATCGGCGCGCCCCATTGAACTCATGCTCCTAACTCATTGCCACAAATGAACTCATTCGCCTTTGAGTTTAGTAGAATTAGGGTCCCATCTATCAGAAAGTACATACTAGCCTGGGAAGTGAAATCGGGACCAATCAGAGGAGAAAATTTATTTTATCCCTTTTATTGTCAGTGAGTTACGACTTGACAGCCCGATGAACCTATGCTAAACTCGAATTTGGGTTGAGGTCCACTGTCGTGAGATAGTGTAGATTCTATGGTATACTTTGTTCAAGCTACCAAACTTGGTCTTATTAAGATAGGTAAGACTTCTGGAGGAGTCTCTGGAGTTAAAAATCGCTTGGTAGCTATGCAGACAGGAAGCCCAGACAAATTGATACTCGTTGGAGTATCTAATGATTGGCAGGAGTTAGATCTACATTTGAAGTTCTCAGATTATAGAATGCATGGTGAGTGGTTTCAACCAGCACCAGAAATTATTAAACTGATAAAAAGTCTACCTCCTCTTTGTGTAGTACATAAAGTATTAGAACATACAAAGGTTGCAATTCAGACAGGAGATTTTCCTCTTCCTGGAGAGGTAGATCCTTTAGAAAATTTTAAAAGTAAACTGAAATATCACTACGATGCCCAAACAGGCAGAGAAGAAACTTTTCAGTAAAGGAGGTTATACAGTCATGGAAATCACTCATGAAGAAATGAATCGTCGGTTGAATTCTACCAAGAATTTAATCAATAAACTGAACATTGCTGACAATCAGGGTCCCTCTATTGTCAGGAAGCCCATGCATGTATACACTCCTACCGCTCCCAAGGAAGTAAAAATTCTTGCTGCTTCATTGGTTGCTCAAGGAGAGAAACCCAAGGATGTTGCCCAAACTTTTGGGTTGTCCCAAAAACAAGTAGCAAGTGAGAAGAACAATCCTGTTGTGTTGGATACCATGGAGCGTGTACGCAATCTTGCATTAGACAAGATGCTTATTGCCATGGGACTCATGACTCAGGATAAATTTGAGAATGCTACGTTAAAAGACTTAGCATCAGCTTGTGGTAGCTTGTCTCGTGTAATCGAGAAGACTCAGCAAAGGGACTCTGGTCCCATAGTTCAGTTTATTGTACATGCTCCACAGGCTAAGTCCATGGGTAGTTACCAAACAATAGATGTTTAGGAGGCTCAAATGAAACATTGGTTCTATCGAAGGTTCATGAGGTTTGCACACAAGCATGGTTGGCATCATGTTACTACTTCACATCTCGTAGGCGGTGACATACATAATAAATGTCAATGGTGTGGATTAACAGAAGTTCTTAAGCATAACCATTTTGCTGGTGTTAAATTAGAAACTAGTAATGATTGCCCAAAAAACACAATCATACTAACTAATCTAAAAGTACCCAGCAACTACTAGATGTGTAAACTACTACTGCTTGCACTACTTCCCTTTGTAGCTAACACATCCCAACTTGGTGTTGTAAAGAACATTCAAGTTGGTAAGTTATCCTGTGCTGGGAGACTTGTAGCACCTACTCAATTCCAGGGTTGGTGCTACAAGTCTGCTAAGTTAGTAATAAACATGGTTGCTGAGTTTGGTGCCTCAGACTTTGTATGGACTTACTTAGAGGATTCTCCCAACGAGATCTTTGCTCGCTTGACATGGCATATATACACAATGCCCTTTCTCACAGATGTGTACTGGGATGCAGAGATTACTAATGGAGTTAAGATTAGTACTCTCAAGGGGGTGTTCTAATGGGTAACATAGAACACAAAGAAGAACACAAAGAAGAACACAAAGAAGAACACGAAAGCACAGAGCGATTCATTCTAGAAGAACTCAAGCATTTAAGAAGGGAAGTAAAAAAGCTTATGTCGAAGATCACTGATTTTGCTGCTGCTGTACAAACGTCCTTTGATGCTGTAAACGCCTCTCTGGATAATGTTGTTACTGATGAAGCTAACCTGGCCAAGCAGATTGCTGACTTGCAGGCTCAGATTGCTGCTGGAGGCAGCGTTCTTACTCCTGAGGATCAAGCTGCTCTGGATCTTATTGTGGCTAATGCTGTTGCGTTGGCTGCACACACTAAGTCTATTGCAGATGCTGTTCCTGATCTTCCTGTGGTTCCTGGGGTTTAGTATTGGGAACAAACCTTCTTACCCTACAGGTATGAGCCTCCTAGTAGGGAAGAACGCTGGTTGACTGCATCCTCCGTTGCAATTTAGCCAGCGTGTTTTGGGGGTTTGTCACTCTTGTGAAAGAGAGATAACTCTCATTATCTGGGGTAGAGTCTTTCTAGATTCTTCTCCTCTACCCCAGATTAATTAATCTTGCTTAGAGCGTCGTGAGACACGCAAGCAATGTCTATTAAAACGTGGAAGCCTACATCTCGACAATCAGAGTTCCTGAGTTTACCTGATGCTGTATTTGAAGCGTTATATGGTGGAGCTGCGGGTGGTGGTAAGACAGAAACTCTGGAAATGCTTCCAGTAGTAAAGAAAACCAAATTAGATACTCCTCTATACGAACATCCCCGTTTCAAGATGCTGTATCTCAGGCGAACATTTCCTGAGTTAGACAGTGAAGTAATTCCTCGTAGTAAAGATATCTACCCTGCATTTGGTTTCCAACCCTACCAAGATCAGAAAAGACGCTGGACACATCCTAGCGGTGCCATTATACAATTTGGTCACTGTGAACATGAAAAGGATGTTAAGAAATATGATACAGCCGAATATAACATCATTGCCTTTGACGAAGCAACCAGCTTCACACCCTATCAATACGAATACCTCACCTTCTCTCGTTGTAGATCTTCTTCAGCTGACCTTCCCGCTATTGTGCGTTCCGGAACTAATCCAGGAAACATTGGGCATGGATATTTCCGAGACAGGTTTGTAAAACCTCACAAACAAGGTGGTGTAATCTTAAAAGAGTCTAGACTTGTAAATGGAATCTCTCAGACTCTTCTACGTTACTATTGCCCCAGCAAAGCTACAGACAATACGTACTTAATGCAAGCTGATCCAGATTATATTAATCGTCTGAATCGCTTGCCAGAAGCAGAACGTGCTGCTAAGGCAGATGGTGATTGGTGGACGTTTAGTGGGCAGGTGTTTGATGATTTCAGAGTAGAACCTTTTCCTGATGAACCAGCTGCTGCGCAACATGTTATAGTACCTTTTAGAATACCTGATTACTGGCCCAAGTTGATCTCCATAGACTGGGGTTTTGCTGCAATGACCATCTGTGGATGGTATGCAATAAACCCTTGTCCCACTTCTAATTATCCTGCCAAAATCTACAAATACCGAGAGTACTCCTGCAAGCAAACCAAAATATCAACTTGGGCCAGCGATATTGCCCGCCTTTCGCAAGGTGAGACATATTGTGATGTAGTTCTTGATCCCTCAGCATGGGGAGACAAGGGAGATGAATTAAACATTGCAGATCAGTTTTCCTCTATATCAGGACTCATGCCCCGCAGAGCAGACAACAATAGAATCTCAGGTAAGATCCTGGTACAGGAATTCCTGCGTTGGAAACCTCGCCCACCGAAGTACATTCCGCAAGAAGGATTTGACCACGAACTTGCACTTAAGATACGAAGGATTTCAGGGGAGAAGTCTTGGCAGGAATATGTAGACTTATTTACTCCTGATCCTATTGAAGAATTCCTACCTAAGTTTCAGATCTTTGATATCTGTGAACAGACCATTAAAGCACTACCTCTTTGTGTATATGATAAGAATAGAGTAGAGGATGTTGCTGAGTGGGAAGGTGATGATCCTTATGATGAAACTCGTTATGGCCTCAAGGCTTGCCAGAACTATTTAACTGGTGGCTTTGCGGAGCACGAAAGTGCGACGGAGCGGGCTAGGGTTCTAGCTGAGTTTGAGCAAACTAAGAACGTTAATCACTTCTACAGACAGATGAATACGATTGATGCTAAAGTACTCAATGATGCTGTACAAGTTAAAAAGTTTCACAGATCAAAATTCATGAGGCAGAGACATGCCAACTTTTGAGGATTGCATCAAAACACCAAACCAACCAACTGTGTTTGAGTCAACTAACGAAGCAACTATCAGAAAGTTGTTTGAGTTAATTGAATCTCTTCGAGCTGAGAATGCTGCCTTGGTTGAACGAATAATTACTTTCAATAATCCTCAATCAGTAGAGCAAAGAGTAGAGATTCCAGAACATATGGAATACATTGGTAAGATGCCCTGGTACATGAGGCAGCAACTTTTGCAGAAAGCTTGTAAGAAACCTAAACTATCTGAAATTGCTGGAATTCCTGATGAAGGAGATAAATTAGATGCTGGCTAAGTCTGCTAAACAATATGGTAAGATGCAGAGTGTCTTACATGGTAGTATCGTTGGTGGATCTGGCCCCTCTCGTGCTGTTGCACGTGAGTTTGTGAATGCCACCCCAGCAAAGAAACGAAAGAAGTTTGCTAAAGCTCTAACTAATAAGTAAGACTTTGTTATATCTTCACATGGAACTCGAACTAGTTACGTTCAAGGGTGTAGATGTTCTGATTGTTCTAAGGCAAATAAAAGTTATATCACCAGGTATCATAAGACCCACCAAGGTGAACGAAGACTAACTTATGCAGGATCAAGAGATCGAAAGAAAGGAGTAACACAATGATTCAATACGATTTAGATGGGGCAACACTGTTTTATGTTACTGAAGATGGATTGAAGGTTAAACGTTCTCCGTTAGATGGTGCGAGTTATAGCGCGATGGTTGATGTTTTGGACCAACAGATTGAAGCTGCTAGGGAGAATACTAATAACGTAGATGCTTACAAACAGGCGTTAGCTAATGCACAACTTAGCGTGGGGCTACCAGGATTTGTGGTTCCGGTTAAGCCTATGCAGAAGAATGTAAGTGATAAGGGAGTTATTACATTGACTGCGTTTAATCCTCCGTTGGCGGATATCGTTCCGTTGAATGTACAGGGGACAGGGACTAATACGATTAGACAGGAAACGGTTGATATTCAGGCGCTAGATCATGCAATGATCACAGCAATATATCGTAAGATGTTTCCTGCAAGTTAGATTTTAAGGAGAAAATAATGAACTGGTTAGCTCTGATTTTGAAGTGGTTTCCAACAGTTCTGCAACTAATTGTTGAAGTGCAGAACACAATTCCTAAAGCTCCTGGTGTTGCCAAGCAGTCATTTGTTCTTGCTATGCTTCAGCCCCCTGCTGAAGAGAAAGACCAAGTTGCTAGTTTGATTAATACTACAGTTACTAATGCTCAGGCAGCTGGCATTATGGCTAAAGATCAATCAGTTGCTGGTGCAACTAAATAAGGGTTTCTGGTCTGACCAGAGGGTGAGTTTACTTCCCTGATTAGTAAACAAAATCAATTAAAGGAGAAATAAATCACATGGCTGTAACGCTTGCAACTGGTCAGGTAATTGATACATTGACCAAAGTAGGACTAAAGGAAACTCAGATCGTTCTTACGGATACTGCTGCTCCTGGAAACACCTTTGCTTTGGTGCATACTCCAGCAGCTGCAACTCAGGCAACTGTTAGCCAAGCTGCGGGAGCCGCTGGTGTACGTAATGTGTGCACGGGTATCTCTGCTTCTTTGTGCACCGTTGGTACTGCTCAGGCTGCTGTAGTCCAGGTAAACCTGCGTGATGGTACTACGGGTGCTGGTACCATTCTCTGGTCTCAGTCGTTTAGTTTTGGTACTACTACAATGGTTGCTGTGAACATAACAGGTTTGTGCATTTATGGTACTGCGGCTACTGCAATGACTCTGGAGTTTTCTGCGGCTGGTGTGGCTGCTTCTTTTGAGTCTGTTGCTCTGACTGGATTTACCACTGCTTAATTGTGCACCTTAGGAGAATAAACCTATGCTTGCTCTAGAGCTAATTGCACTTTGGCCTCAGACTCTGCCCACTGCTGGTGATCCCACAAGATACTTTGATGGGAATACTATGGCTGTAGGTGACATTGTTAAGTTTGTTTGCAGAGTCACCGCTATTAACTTGAATGATCCCCATTATGGTAGTATTCAAGTTACCCCCCTGTATCCCCCTGTTGGAGATATGTTCATTCCAGATGCCCAGAGTGGCTATACTCCTCAGTCTCCTAACTTTCCGTTACCTAACCCTCAATTGTCTACAGGGCCTTTTGGATTCCATCCCTGGCAGTTGCAGAAAGGAGTCTAAATGCCAGCAGTAGCACCAGTTGATTCTACCGGAGCAGCAATTACTGTTGGTGCTGCGGTTAAGTTGTTGGGCACAGTACTTTCAATCAATATCTTCTCCAATCGTCGCCAAGAGATTGTGGTTGGTTTGACAAACTCAGTTGCTGGTGTTCCAACAATTAGTAATACAACTCCTATTGAAGCTGTAGGAGGTGGTCCGGGAGCTGTACTTGTTATTAGTGTACCACCTACATGCCTTACACTAGGTGTCTAAGGAGGTGATCCTTATTCTAGGGGTTTGGGTTGCAAGTCCAAACCCCACAGGATCACTTAAGTTTTGCTGGTTTAAATAATGCCAATTAAAGACAAACTCGATGACGAACTAATAGCCTCTCTCAAAGATATAGTAAAGTCTTGCGAACAGGAAGACAAAGAAATTCGTAAGGCTATGATACGCTCTTGGAAAAAGGCAGAGGAGTTTTGGCATGGTGTCCAGTTCTTATTCTGGTCCTCTAGAGATGATGGTTGGAAATCCCCTGTAGACATGGGTTATGAGGATGATGAAGAACTTGATGAAGAACTTGGTAGCTTTTCTGATAAGGTTATTGATATTTACAAAGCTCATGGTGAGAGCATTATATCAGCTCTATCGGCTCAAGTACCTTCACTTAGATTCTTACCTGATGACGCTGATAGTCCTGAGGATACCCTTACCGCAAGAACTTACAACAAAGTCGCGGATGTCGTGCAGCGACATAATAAAGCTAAACTGGTATTTCTCAGGGCATTATTCTTCCTAGCTAATCAGGGAATTGTTGCTAGCTATAGATACAAAGATTCTGACCCTTCTTACGGAACATATAAGGTTCCTGTATATGGGGAAAAAGAAGTTGAGTCTATTTCTTATACTTGTGTAGAGTGTGGCTATGCTTCTGAGAACCTAGAAACACCCTGCCCACAATGCGGAAGCATAGAGCCACCAAAAGAAACTAAGACCAAAAACAAAGTACCAGAATTACAATCGGTCGAAGACAGACCAAAGACTCGTGTTAAACTAGATATCTTTGGTGCTCTTCATTTTAAAGTTTCGTACTACGCACGTAACCAAGCAGAGTGTTCCTATCTTGGATTGTTCCTAGATCAAGGAAAAGATATTGCCTGTGAAACTTATCCTGATCTGTGTGAAGAAATTCAAGGAGATACTATTGAGAATCTTGATAGATTCTCACGTGCTGCTTACGTGTTTCCTTCTGAAGAGGAAGTAGAAAGAAAAAACTTAGTTGCTGTAAGTAAGTGGTGGCTTCGTCCAGCGGCTTTCTATCGTGAACCTTCTAAAGAGAAAAGGGAAAAGTTGCTTAAACTTTTTCCAGATGGTTGTAGAGTTATCTTCATTGGTAAACAGAAGCATTTTGCTGAAGCAATATCTGAGAAGTTAGATGATCGCTGGGAGATTGGTCAAGCAGGTCTTAGCACTTATATATACAGTGATGCTATCCTAAGGCCGTTAATTCAAATTCAAGAGATGAGGAATCAGCTTGTTAACCTCATCATGGAAACTATTGAACATGCAATCCCTGCTGAGTTTGCTAGGCCCGATGTACTTAACTTTGCCGAATATGGAAAGTATGAAGCAGTTCCAGGATATACTTACAAAGCTATGCCTGGGCGCCCCGGAGATAAACTTGCTGATGGATTCTATACATCCACAAGATCTACACTTAGCAAAGAAGTAAGTGCATTCTTGCATCAGTTAGATCAAGATGCACAGTTTGCTATTGGTTCCTTTCCCAGCATTTATGGTGGACCTTCTGAGGGAAAGAGTCGAACCTTTGCAGAATATGCTGCCTCTAGACAGATGGCTCTCCAGCGACTTTCGATCGTATGGCAACTTGTCACAGACTGGTGGATGCGTACTATATCAGGATCAGTTCTACTATATGTAGATTCACTAGTTGAAGATGAGAAGTATACAAAGTTTGAATCTGGAAGTTATGTAAATGTTTGGCTAAAGAAGTCTCAGATGCTGGGTAAGATAGGTGGTGTGGAGCCTGAAGCATCTGAGAGTTTTCCAACTAGCTTAACACAAAAGAAAGATTTGTTCATGAAGTTAATTGAGATGAACAATGAGTTTGTTAATGCTGCTTTGTATGCTCCTGAGAATGCTCGTACTATTCAGGATGTAATGGCTCTTACTGAATTAAAGTTGCCTGGTGAAGCACAGCGTGTTAAACAGGTAATTGAAATTCATGAGATGATGAAGGATGATATTATTGCTGTTCATACAGGTCAACTTGACCCAATGACAGGACAGGAGATTGTACAAACCTCAATACCTATTGATCCTGATGTAGATGACCACGTAGTTCATATGTCTACCTTGCAATCATTCATGGTAGATCTACCGGGGTTGGATGTTGCTGCTGAACATCCTGAACAGTATGAGAACATGCGTGCTCACTATAAAGCACATGAACAAGCTCAAGCAATGAAGACAATGCAGATGAATGCAACACAGCCTGGAGTTGCACCAGAAACAGCACATGCAGGAGTTGAGGAATAACTTATGACTAGATCTTATACATTTACTTTGACAAGTGTTGGAAAGGCTTATAATTTGTGGACTGATTTGATTCTTCCAACGCTAATTGATCCACAATTCAGTAGTAATACTCCTTATGTTCCGAGTAATGTACAGGAATTAACTATTCAAAATCAAACTGGTGCTTCTGCACTTACTTGGGGTACTATGATACTTAGTACAGCAGCTGGTTCTATTTATACTAAACGTGCTTCAGTTAATAGTATTGATTTGAAAAAAGAAACACTTAATCCTGGGGCTAACCCAATGACTGTAGTTGTTAGTATTATAGCAAATTAATGAAATTCTTGATGTATTCACAATGCGGGGAGGGTTCTCAAATTCTACAAAGGATTCAGTCAGAAGGAAATGACTGTGCATTGTTCATTAAGGATAAAATATATAAGACCATCTTTGATGGTATCTTAGAGAAGACAGACAATCCAGAATCCTTCATAGACAAAGATACTACTATAATCTTTGATATGTCTGGTAATGGGTCCTATGCAGACTCCCTTAGACGTAAAGGACATTATGTTTGGGGAGCGTCTTCATTTGCTGATGACTTGGAGCATGACAGACAGTTTGGCTTTGATGCTATGAATGATGCTGGCATCATAATTCCAGAACATAAAGAGTTTAAATCTTTCAAGGATGGTTTGGACTATGTTAAACAGTCTGAACAAAGGCTTGTGTTTAAACCTTCGGGAAGTATGCCTTGCAAACTAACTTACTGTTCTCATGATTCTGAAGAACTCTTAGCTTACATGCCTTTCGTAGAGCAGCATTTTGGTAAGGGCATTGATTCTTTTATTTTGCAAGACTTCATTGAGGGTGTCGTAGTATCCTCCGAAGTATTTTCGCTGGGAGATAAAGGTTTCATTGCTCCTTATAATCATACAGTTGAAGTTAAGAAGTCAATGAATAATGAACTTGGCCCTAGTACTGGATGTTCAGGTAACATTGTTTGGGTTTGTGAGAATGACAGAATAATTAAAGAAGGTCTCTCAAAAATCGAAGCTTTGTGCAAGAAACATGATTACGTTGGTCCTATAGATCTAAACACTGTGGTAAACGCAGTTGGCGTTTACGGGCTTGAGTGGACTCCTAGATTTGGTTACGATGCAACACCAACTCTATTATATGGACTTACAGAAGACTTTGGTAAGATCTTCTCAGATTTAGCTAGAAAGCAATGTTCTGAACTTTCTTTAATTAATGGGTACATTGGTGGAATAAGGTTATCCATTCCTCCTTATCCTGCTGAACCAAAGCAAGGTATAGACTCTGAGAAGTTTTCTCCTAATAAGGGAGTACCAATTCAGAATTGGGAAGCCCATGAAGCAAATCTATTTTTCTATGAGGTTTGTGTTTCTGAGAATCAAGAACTTTGTCATAGTGGTGGTACTGGAGTTATAGCTTGTGCTATTGGGGAAGGAGATACACCAGAGAAAAGTTTAGAACTACCTGAAAAGATCTTGGAAGATATCATTCTTCCTGATAAGCAGTACAGAACAGACTTAGCAACTATTCTACCTAAATTGGTAAAGGAAGCAGAAAATCATGGCAACTAACGTTGAAGGCTCTGTGGTTCCAACGGCCACTGGTGTGAACAATCTAAGCACAGCAGATGGACCAAAATATAATGATGATGCAAATCTTCTAGATGACACTACTGAAGATAGTAGTGATGATAAAGAAATTGTAGAAGAGACTGTAGATGATGAAGGCAATCCTATAGTTTCGGACAAAGAAGAAGATACCGAGAATACAGAAGATGAAGACACGGAAAAGGATACTGAGGAAGAGTCAGATAAAGAGAAACCACAAATTCCTTTTGACCGGCCCAGCATTTCTGAGATCCGTGCCAAGTATCCAGATTTCTTCAAGGATTTTCCTGCACTCAAGGAAAGTTACTTTAGGGAAATTAAGTTTACTCAACTCTTCCCAACTATTGAGGATGCTCAGGAAGCCTTCAATGATAATGAAGCCTTTAATACCTTATCTGACTCCGCGCTTAGCGGAGATCCTGCGCCATTACTAGAGAGTATTGGTAAGACGGATGTTAAGGCACTAGAAACATTCTCTCTATCTTTCCTGCCTACTATCTTCAAGAAAGATAGTGCTTTATACTCAACTGTGATTACACCAGTATTTCAGAATCTAGTACAGCAGATGTTTAGGGATAAAGATGAGAATACTCAAAATGCTGCTCTAGTTCTAGCAGATTGGATCTTCGGTGAAGATGGTAAAGATGTTGCTCAAGGTAAGAAGTCTGTTGCTAAGAGTATCATTCCTTCTGAAGAACAGAAGAAGATTAAAGATCAGAAAGAACAACAATCTTCTGTTGCATTCAGAACTAGTGTAGGGCATGTGGAACAGACTATAGAACAGGGACTAACATCTCTTATCTTAAAAAGTCCTGCATTTGACCCTGATAAAGTGTTTTCTCCCTCATTACGTCGTATGGGAGCACAAGAAATTATTAAGAAAATCAATGCCCAAATGCAGGCAGATCAAGGGCATATGACAGTGATGGCTGCTCGATGGAAACGAGCAAGAGCAAACGGGTATACTGCTACTGAGGAAGGCAAGATTGTCTCCGCGTACCTTGCGCGCGCAAAGTCGCTAATTCCCGGAGCTGCTAGTAAAGTAAGTGCTGCTATGCTTGGAACTAAGAAAGCAGCTGCAATAGTTAAGGGTGTTAGGACTGCTCCTGCACCTAAACAGAATAACTCAGGAAGGTCTGGGTCAGAGAGAAATGGCAAAATTCAATTAGACTATAGCAAGATGTCTGACTTAGATATCCTTAACAACTAACTTGGGCGCAGCCCAATAGGAGACAATCAATGTTCCCAACTGGTGGTAGCCGTGGTACGATGGCAGCGGAATTGGAACGAGTAGAACCCAAGATTCCAATTCTCTTTGAACGAGATGATGTGTTTTACAGTAAGATTGAGAAACGACCTGGTGAGATAGTTTCCGAGATCTCTATGAGAATGCCTCTAGAGATTCATCCTTCTGCTGTAGTTGGTCAGTTCAGCTCAGATGGTGGTGATCTGGGACTTGGTAACATGCCTGATTATGATAAGGCAGAGATCAACACAGTAGAAATCAAGATTGGTATGCAGTGGACCAGTCGTAGAAAGTATGCCACGGATTCTGCTCGTAAAGCAGTTCTTAATACTTTCCGACGGGATCTTGCCTCTGCTATGGCAGAGTTTCGTCGTGCAAATGACTCTCTATGTATGACTGCTGGTAATGGTGTCCTTGGAATCATTACTACAGTATCCAACATAGGCGGGGTCGGAGGAACCGACACGTACACTTTAACCACTGATGGTTTTGGTGCAAGATTGCTTCGCATGAAGCAGCCTTTCTCTGTTTGGGACCCAACCCTTACAGTACTCAGAAATGTTGGAACTCTGGCTGGAGAACTTGTTGTCTCCTACATTGATGTGCCCAATAAAGTTATCCAGGCTACCAACTCTCCTAACAATGTTCAGCCTGGTGATCTTATTGTGTTCTCTGGCAACTGGATTTCTCCTCCAGCATCTTTGCTTGGTATCCCTTATCATGCCAACAATTCTACTGTTGGTTCTTGGCTTGGGTTTAACCGAGCAACTACTCCCGAAATCAGAGCTAATCGTGTTCAGGCTGGTGGTTCGTTAGCTCTAGCTATGCCACGCCTTGCTATTAACAAGATTGGTGATCGTCTTGGTATTAACAAGCGTAAGAAGCTTAGTGCTTGTATGCATCCTTGTCAGAAGCAACAGTATGAAGAACTTGGATTTGAAGCATCTATCATCAATAAGGATGCTAAAGAGCAGGGTCTTGATCTGTACTTCAATGACAACATGCGTATGGCTGGTGCTCCTGTGTGGGAGAGCTTCTCTTGGGATAAAACTCGTATTGACTTCATTGACTACGATATTTGGGGTCGTGCAGAGTTCTATGCTCCTGGCTGGTATAAGGATGAAAATGGTCAGCGCTACTTTATTATGCGTGGTACTTCTGGTGGTGTAGCTACCAGTAATCTTGCATACATTACGGCAGCGTGGAACCTTTATCCTAATAACCCCGCGGGTATCAGCTATATTGATACTCTCACGGTGCCCTCTGGCTATTAAGCCATAAAGAGGCGGGGGTGGGATAACCACCCCCTTTAAAAGGCTTATGATAGATACTATAGATTCTTTACTCATAAAATCATTTCTGAAACAAGGCCCCTTTGTTCCTTTATCTACCCAACCTTTGTTTAGGCTGGTATGGTCTGATGACCAATATGAATTAAGAACGGGAACATTTGGTAAGTTTATTGATAACATAAAAGTTGCTGATTACCAAGCAACAGAATTAGTTCTTAAATATTCATGGATCAAAGAACGCTGGATTGTAGAGCAGTGGTTTCCACCTGAGGTTTGTTTACTTGATGAACTCCCCGAGTCCAAACAAGGTTCATTTGAACCAATATATGTGTTTGAAGACTCTAAAGGTAATATACTTCCTTTAAAACTAGAGGTAGTACAGTTCTTAGTACAAGCATCTCTAAAGCCTAAAACTAGCATGATGAGGAAGCAATCTTTATCAAAAGAAAACACAGAAGCTAGAGAGAAGGTTGCACAAGATATTACCTGGGATTGCATCAATGATGATGGTCCCTTAGTTAGTCAGTTCCATGATGGTACAGCAATTCTAAGACCTTAAAGGAGGCTTATGATATATCAAGAAGACAAAAGTACTGTGTTCTCAATCTCTCCATCTTTGATTGATGAATTTAAACCGGGTATTTATCCAGGACACTTTGTTATTGCTCCCTGTTTGAATGACTCCAAACCTGAACGATTAGTTATTGGTGCTTCTGAACATCTTATGTTTGTCGGTGGTAAGAAGCAACCAATTAGGATTGTAACTCCATCTTATCAGATAGCTAAGTCTATTCAAGATGATTTCCTGGATGGGCAATTAGTTACAACACCTAATTCTCACCCCGGAATTTGCTGGGTGCAGGGAGAAGTTACAGTTTCAGAGTTTATGAAAAATCACTCTGATATGTATAAGCAGATGCAAGAAGTTCAAAGACGATGGTTTATAATGCTTGTACAAAAAACTGAAGATGATTACAAGAAATACAAAAATTCTCGCGTAGTTACTGACCAAGCACGATTTGCTGTCCGTGCTCTTGGTGTTCCTATGCCTGAATGGATGAATGTTGAAGAGATTGGTCTTAACTTCAACAAATGTCCTGCTTGCAGTACAATGAATGATCCTGTGAATGCAATTTGCACAGGTTGTCATTGTGTGTTGAATGCTGAGAAGTACAAGACTCTAACCTTTGCTAAGGCGGGTTAGTTTAGCAGAATAAAAGGAGCAGTTAAAATGAGCCTCACGGTGAATATCACAGACCATTGGTCAGATGGTAAGCGTATCCATGTTACTGGTACGCTTGTCCCTACTGGTGTCTATGCTACAGGGGGCGATGTTATCCCTCTCAATTTGTCTGCAATTAAAAGTGCCTCTCCCCCGGTATTTGCATCAGCTCAGGGTTTTGGGTATGATTACTCAATTGTCTTGGGAACTACTCTAAGAAATAGCAAACTTAGAGTTACAGTGACTAATACTGGTGTAGAACTAGCAGCTGGTGCTTACCCAGCAGCGATGTTGGCTAATCCACCATTGTTCTACGGGATCTTTCCTAAATTCATTTAAAGGAGACTGAACATGGCTGTTAAAATGGATCAAGTGCTTGCTACTGCACGCACGTATCTAAATGATGATGCCTCTCAGCAGTTTCCTGATCCTGTACTTATCCCAAAAGTTCAGGAAGCACATAGAGAACTACAAGAGGAGTTATGGATTATTGGTTCTCCTCTTGTACGTGGTCAGACTGCTCCTCTTGCCTACGTAACTCCTGCAACAACACTAACTGCGGCTATGGCTGCGGTCACAGACTTCTTGTGTCCTACAGCCTTGTTTGAAAATACTGCTGCATCAACCATTGTTCAACCTGGTTGGGTACCAATGACTGAAGCATTCTACATCCCTATGGGTACTGCTATGGCAGCAACTTTAGGGTTCTGGTGCTGGCAACAGGAGATAATTGTTCTTGCTGGTGCTACAGTTAATCGAGCTGTGGTAGTTCGGTATAGGCGCCAAATTACTATTCCTGTGATGGCTACAGATCCCATTGGGATTCTTTTTGGTGAATCCTATCTTGCTGCCCGAGCTGCTGCAATTGCTGCGGGAACTGTAGGTAATAAGGAAGTGTATGATGCTATGACTGCTTTAGCTAAGGAGAACCTAGCTAAAGTAATCTCAGCAAATCGTGGTCAACAGAAGTCACCAATGAAGCCTTAAGAGAGTACAACATGGCACAGGCATTAGTAGCATTGAAGTCCGCTAGAACCTACCTTGGAGATACTAATGGTATTTCTTGGCCAGATCATGTACTAATGCCTATGCTTCAAGAGGCTCATGGAGAACTAGTTCAGGAATGTGAGAGATTCTCTTTATCTGTAATTATGAATCAATCTACAATAATTACAGTAAATGCTGGTGAGTTAACTCTAGGTACTAATCAGCCAGCAACTTTGGTTGAACCAATTACAATAATGGAGCGTGTTCCTGGTACGGATATGGAAAATTTTCAACCTATGCTTAGGTTGACATTTATTCCCTTACAGGATCAGGATCAAGATTTAAAATACTGGGCTTGGTTAGGTCAAGTAATTACCTTCTTGGGTGCTACTCAAAGTAGAGAAGTTCTACTTAGATATAAAGGATCTATAGCAACTCCAACAATGCTTACAGCTCCTTTAGGATTCATCTTTGCTGAGAGGTATATTGGCCCAAGAATAGCATCCATAGCTTGGGATTCTATTGGTAGAGATGGATCTAAATTTCAACAACTTGCAGAAAATAATCTTTATAAGATTATTCAATCAAATGTAACTAATGATCAACGGCCTGTAAGACGAAAAGCATACAGATCTTCTAAGGATTTTTATGGTCCTGAAGGTGTATCCACTCCTATAGGATTTACTGGAGGCACTACTGTGGCTGCTGTTTGGGTACCTACATCAACCCCTCCTGATGGTATCAGGACTGGATTTTTATTTACAAGTTTACCAAAATGGGTTAGTTGGAATGGTATAAATCAATTTAGTGGAGCTGGTTACACAATAACAGTCTCCTCTGGTGGATATACAATAACATTTATTGATGTTTATGGTAATATTCTAACTCCTGGAGTAACCGATGACATTAGGGCACAAATTATATAGTTTCTTATTACTTGCTAATACTGCTTTCTCGCAGCAAGTGGATTGGGTTAATAATATCAAGAACAAACCTGTTTTTGATGTGCGGCAGTATGGAGCTGATTCTACAGGAGTTAAATCATCCACAGCGGCTTGCAACGCGGCGGCAACGGCAGCAGCGTCAGCAAAGCATGGTGTTGTATTGTTCCCATCTGGAACCTATAAGATGACCGATGCCTGCATAGGAACGGGAACGATCACATTCATGGGGCCAGGAGTTCTGCTTGTTCCACCGAGCTTCAATCTATCAGCTATCGGAGTTATCGTTTTGATGTACGCCCAGGATACTGACTGCACCGCGACCAGTGGCCTTTGTCCAGGATCACCTAAAGTTGACCTACACATTCGATTTCAGAATACCGACACGGCAATATACGGCTCGCTGATTGCCTTTCCTCCAGCAATTGCATGCGGAGACTTCTATGGATGCTCTTATGCTAACATTGATGCTACGATCACGCAGGCAATGACAGGCATTCAGATTAAACCCACAAACTTTCCGGCCTCATGGAATGGAAGTACCACTTATACGCTTGGGGAGTTTGTTCAATCGGCAGGGCAGACATGGCGAAGCCTTCAAGTAACCAACTTTAATCACACACCTGCTAGTTCGCCATCTTGGTGGACTTATGTTCCCGTGGGAGTTGGCGTGCATCTCGGACAGATTAAAGTCTCCGCGTTCGATTTTGGAGTCATTTTGGATGGTTCCGATTCAGAAATGACCATGGACAACTACCACTGTTTTCCATGGGACACGACGGCAAACCAAGGGGCAATATATCCGCTTCATGGAACTTGTCTATATGCGGCTGCACTTTATGAGCTTAACATCAGCCAGTTCACTGCAAGTAACTTCTGGCGGTCTATGAGTATAACCTACGATGGAGCTATTAGAACACAATGTCCTGATGTCAATATTGGAGCGTACATCGTTGATACCTACGGTGGAACGGACGTTAGTTGTGGGAATCTCAATGTAGGATCAGCAACGGTGAAAATGGCTGATACTCCCACGACGGCTTATTACTTCTTGAACCTATACTCAACTGGTTCTGCTTTCATCTCAAATATGCAGTTCACGCATGTGCCTGATCCAACAACAGTTCAGGTGTACAAAATCACGAATAGTGGGGGGAGACTTCAGATTGTCAATAGCAATTTCTACATGGCAGTCAACGGGCAAGCATCGAAGGCTCTTGTCTTCAATGGCGCTGGTGGTACAATGACGTTTAATGGGAACCAAATTTTCCTGAGTGGAGCAGGATTCAATTTCGCGTCTGGCGCTCCATTGTTTGCTCAAGCCGGATCGTCGTCGGTCTTTACCAATAATTTCTTCAGCCCTATTGGCACGTCTAGTAACGGGGGAATCTACTTTGAACCATTGGCAGATAGCTTAGGGAATTGGGTGTCTAGTAATGTGATGAACGGCTGGCCGCTTACTAAACCAACATATCAGAGTTTGGGTATTTATCAAACAGAGGGGGTTATATGCCCAACTCTATCTGCTTTGGGAACTCCAGCTAACGGAAGAATGTCCTGTTGCTTAGATTGCAAAAATTATGTAGATGACTCTGTTACTGTTGGTGCTAATTGTGTTAGTGGGGGTCATGGAGCTACTGCTACCCGTATAAATGGTACTTGGAGATGTTATTAATGAATGCTCAAACTAATCTTAAACCAATACCCATTAAAGGATTTAATGGTCTGTATGCTAGAGGTGCGTCTGATACTTGTCCTCCAGATCATCTAACTGACTGCTTTAATTGTATATTCCCAGGTAAATCTCAGATAGATCTTAGGGAACCAACCACTGTGCAAAGCACAGGAACAGGTAGTACTATCTCATTTGCCATTGGAGATGTACTTGGTGGTGCGGTTTTACTTACCCTAGCATCTAATGGTAATTTTTACGATGAAACTCATGCTACCTTGCTAGCTACAATCACAGGTACAGCAGGTGTGCATCCTGATGACTTTCAAGCACTAAACATCTTTGGTAGGGTATATATAACTTTTACTCTGCAAGCAAAAGCGTTGACTGGGGGATCTACTTATTGCTATTATTATAGTTCTATTAGAACTGCTTATGTATTTGAAACTATTGCTGGAATTGCCCCGACTGTTGCACCAACGTTGGCTCAGGCAAGTGCCGGAATTGTAGATATTGGGGTACACTACGTTGGATATTGCTGGCTTAGTGACAGAGGTTTTCTATCTGCTCCTAGCCCATTAACTGCAATCACTTCAGCAGGAAGTAAAGAAATTGAGGTTACTTTTACAGCTACCTGCCCAGCAAATTGTGCTTCTGTTGTTTTGCTAATGACTCTAGCCAATCAACTTACACTGTATTTTGTGCCTGGAGGAACAAGTGCTGCTGTGGCTGGTGCTCATGCATATAGTTTAGTTATTAACTGTTACGACACAAGTCTAATAGCCTCAGCAGACTATCTAAATAACATATATACAACTTTACCCTCCTGTGCTAGTCTTCTATTCTATAAAGGCAGACTAGTTATTACAGGCCAAGATACTGCTCCTGATGATATTCTTATCTCAGATCAAGGTAGTCCTGAAACATTTAACAAGGTAAATAATATTGTCCATTTACCTGCTGATTATGGAGTGAATACTAGTAATGGTTCCTTTTCTATCCGAGATGTTCTATATGTTACCAAGCCTAATGGAACCTATGCAATTCAGGATAATGGAGGAGTTCCTTCAACCTGGGGAGTAACTAGTATTGATACTGGCATTGGTGCATTTAGTCCCGGTATTTCTACATTTGCTTCAGTAATGTCTGGATCTGATGTACTAGATACTTGCTTAGTTTGTAACGAACGTGGATTAATGCTATTTGATGGTGCTTATGGCTCAATTCCTTTAACATATAAAATCGAGACTCTATGGCGTTCAATTGACCCACAATATTTTTATAGAATTCAAATTGCTCATGATGTTTGGCTTAAACGCATCTACATAGCGATGCCTTTGCTGCCTTCATTTGTAACACCAACGTTCACCTCACAAGCATCTAATCCCATGATCTTGATGGGTGATTATCAAGAAGGATTAAATCCACAAGCAATAAAGTGGTCAGTGTGGACTACAAGTTCAGCAGCAACAATTACTAAAATAGCTGTAGAGAGTTTTACACTAACTTACACAGTTCCCCCAGCAATGATTTATCAGCTTGCTATTTGCAATGGTGCTGGTAAGATCTTTAAGATTGTTCCTAATGGTACATATCCAGATGTTGATGGTACTGGGGCCTATGTTTACACTATAAATCAGTTGATTACTTCTGGCCCAGTAAAGCCTTCTACTAGCACTATTAGTACCTTCTTGATGTTAGATTTCTCAGTTAATGGCTTAGGTACCATGAATTTAAACATTTATGGTAACAACCGAATCCCAAAGGTATCATTATTAGGTTTTAATCTATCAGCCTACAATAATGCTATCAATGGAAATGCCACAGGAATTTCTAATGCCAATCCAGGATCAGTAAACTTTCCTGCTCATGGATTATTTACAAATCAGTGGATTACATTGTCTGGTGGTACTGGGAACTGGGTTGTAGTTAATGGTAGCTTTCTAATTACAGTAGTAGATGCTGCACATTTCACTATTCCTGTGGATACTACCTTGCTTGGAGCTTATGGTGCTCAAATCATCAACGTATTTCATCCTTCTTTGTCACCTAATCTACAGAGGATGATAAATCTTTCTTCCGAAACATTGTTTGTTAGAGTCCAATGTGATCAAACTATTCCTGGAGGAGTACAAGGAAAAGTTAGTTTGAATCAGATTGATGTTTTCTACAAAGACATGTGGATGATGCGTCCTGCATTAGCTATTAGGGCATAAAATATGATAAACTTCAAACCTTTTCAAAACCTGTATCAGCAAGTTAAAGCTAAAGATATGCGCCTTTTTGAGGCACTAGATAGTATTAGTACTTATTTGCAGAAAATTGGTACCTTTGCTGACTCTCTTCTGGATGCCCGAGGAAATTTAAAATTTCTTCAAAGCAGTAATTTACAAATACCAAATAGACTTATTAAGGTTACTTCCCCAAATATCATTGGGTTAAGTGTTCTATTGGATGATGGAATCACAGTTACAATACCAATACTGTTAAGTGTACTAGCCAATATTAACACTACAGGAGTTTATAAAGTTGCTGGTACTCAAGTAGTAGGGGCTCAGTTAGCTGCTATTACTGTTCCTAGTATGAATACATCCAATACAATATCAACTGCTGGAGTTCTTTATACTGCTACAGAACAAGGAATGATAAATACTTACAAAACAGCAATAGGCCAACTTAACACTGACGTTGGGCTTTTAGTTACAGCTGTTAATGATATTGTTACAAGACTACATGCACATGGTTTAGTTGCCTAATATGATAATTACAAACAGTATTAATCTAGAAGAAATGAAAGCTATTCATGATGAGTCTTTTCCTCTCCCAGATCTATCTAATAGATTATATATATGCAGAAAAACAGCTGTTGACGCTGGTAAGATTGTTGCTATTGGGCTAGTTCGTTTGACAGCTGAGGGTATCTTGATTACTAATCAAGAACTTCCTAAATCTACACGTGCCAGAGCAAGTGCTGTTCTAATAGAACAGTTAAAGCAAGAGACAAAAACACATGGGCTTGATGAGTGTCATGTGTTTGTTAAAAATGCTGGTGTTCAACAGTTTCTTGAGCACCTTGGATTTAAACCCTGTCAGGGTGGTAAAGCACTGGTAATTCACTTTTAAAGGATAAAATGTCCCCAAATTTAAAAGATTGGCTTTCAATCATCCTGCAGTGTGCTAGTTTGATTACTATCATATTCTCAGCCATTAAAATCATTAACAAGAATGAGCGGGAGTGGATTCAACGTGAAGAACGACTGTTACGTATGGAAGCTGATATAAATTCAATGCAAGGCAATGCAGCTAAGTTAGTAGCTGTGGAATCAAAACTATCTGATTTACTCTCTGAGATGTCTCGCGTTAGGGATAGATTAGATAGATTTCTTGATACACAATCTAGTTCTAGAAGCAAAGAGTAAGTAGGTATAATATGTCTAAATCAGACCAGAATAAGTCCAAAGATCAAGCACAGCAGCAAATTGCTACTAACAATGCTAATGCAGCTGATGCTAATAAGACAGCCACTGGTGTGCTAAGTACAGCTCAGGGAACTGCTGCTAATCTCTTGCCTGGTATTACCGGAGGATACCAGGACATAGCCTCTACAGGTGGTTATGATCCAGCAATGGCTGGTACAATTAATACTACCTTTGGAAACCTAGCTACTACAGGTGGAGTCTCAGATACTGATGCAAACTCCATGAGAAATAGAGCTGCTGAGGCAGCAAGATCTACTTATGCTACTGGGGCTGATGCTGCTGCTAGGTCTGCTGCTGCCACTGGTGGCTACGGTGCCACAGGTGGGGCTATTCAAGAGGATCTAGCTAGAAAGGGTTCTCAAGCAGCAGCTACAGCTGTAGAAGACACTAATGCCTCTATAACTGGTATGAAGCAGTCTGGTATGGTTGCTGGTGCTCAGGGTTTATCTAATGTACAGCAAAACATGGCAGGTAATAAACTCTCTGCTACAGCGGGGTTAACCAATATTTATGGGATGAATGAAAACCAGGTATCTACAACGGTTAGCCAGATCTTACAGAACTATCAGCAAACAGGGCAACTTAATAATCAAGACCTTACTATCTTGACTAACTTAGCTAATCAGCCTGGTGTGTTTGATAAGATTATGAGTACAGTTGGTACTCTTGGTGGTGCTGCTGCTGGTGTGATGTCTGGTATTGGTGCTATGAACGGTAATGGTTAAGGAGAAATAAATGTTTCCTCAGTATGATGAATTTGGTAGGCCAATTAATCACCAAATACCTCTACCATATATTAACCAGATGCCTGTGAATGTGAGTCAGCCTATTGGTCCTACTCCTCAACCACAGGTGAGTCCTATACCCAATCAGATATATCCTCAAATACCAGAAGCTCCTATTCCATCAGTACAACCTGTTAATCAGCCTGATGCTATGCTAGCAAGAGTGGTAGCTCCAGGAGCTATGACCTCACAGCAGGGTATTCAGCCTGTATCTCCTTTACCAGCACAAGCTGCTTTAGAAGCTGCCCCTGTAGGTTCTATAGCTGTTCCTCAAAGAGACGATCCTGCATACCGGAATAGTAGACTTCGTACAGTAATGAATGCAATTGCTGGAGGATTAGCAGGTGCAGCAGGTGGACCCAAGGCTGGGATTGAAGCTGGATCTTACTTGCACGACATGAAGTATAATCGTGCTATGAATGATTATACTAACAATCTTGGCCTGCAAGAGAAGAAAGTTAAGTCTGAACAAGAGAGACAAAAAGTAGGTAACCTTGAGTACTTAAGCCCTTACAAAGCTACAGCTTTAACTGCTAAAGCTGATAAAGATATAGCTTCTGTGGGTCAAACTGACAGAAAGTTGACTGCTGCTGAGGAAGAGAATAAATCTAAGGAACTCAGAAGACAGGTTCTTAATGAGAAGGCTCAGTGGGAATTGGCTAATCCTGGAAGAAATCCTCTTGAATTTAAGATGAGTTTGTCTCCTGAGAAACTTAAGATTGCCGAGGAACTAGAGAAAACTGAAGCAGAGAACAAAGCAAATGCTGGTATTGGTGCTAAAGATACAGCACTTCAGCATTCTATTGATATTAAGGCTGAACCTGGAAATTTAGGTAAACAAGCAGCAACTGCTTCAGCAACAGGATTTGCTGGTGCAGTAGCGCGTGGGCAAGGAACTGAAACTGCTAAACTAAATAATGAAAATCTACCTCAGAATGTAGATAGAAGACAGCAGTATGTAGCTCAGTTACATAAAGATCCTGATAGTTTTCACGACACTATAAAACTGGTCCCTAAAGAACTGCAACCTGCTGTTATGATGGATTTCTTTAATTCGGGTGGGAATATCAATAAGAAACTATCACCTACAGTAACTACAGCAGTTAATAACTCTAAAGTAGCCTTAGCTCATGCAGCTAACATTGAAAAGTTATTTAATGACCCTGAGATTCAAGCTGGTTTAGGCCCAATATCTGGTAGGCTTAATCAAATTGTATCTGCATATGGTGGAAAGGCTCCAGGGGATCAAGCAGCTACTGAAAAAGCAGGCCAAGCTATAACTGAGGCTGGTAAAGGATTAACAGGCAAACAACAACAGCTTTTGGGTTTACTTGCATACTTAGTAACCTTTGAAGCGTCTTCTGCATCTGGTACCAGACCAAGTTGGCAGTTAATTCAATATTTAGGTTCTAGAAGTCCACAACTTAAGTTTGAGCCTGATAGGTTTAAGGGTGCATTAGAAGCTGTTAAACAATCAGCGGCAGCTAGAATCACATCTGCTTATGCCCCTAGTGATTTAGGGCAACCTACTGGGGCTGCTAAAAGCACTCCAGAGGATGACTTTTGGAAAGATATTAAGTCAAAGCCTGTAGTTAAAGCTCCTGGAGGTAAACCCTAATGGCTGATTATGAACTCACTAAGGTATACAAGGGGCATACTATTACCATTCAGGTACCTAAGAGTGTTGTAGACAAAAAAGATACAAATTATGTAAAACAGGCTTTTGAAGACTATCACCAGTCTAGGTATCCTGATGAAGCTGGTAGGGTTCCTCCTGACTTGGGTGGTACTTCTAAAGGGCAAATAACGACTCCTATGGAGAAAAAAGTCTCAGAAATGAGACCTGTTAAAGCTCCTGGTGAGTTTGAGACCCCTGAAAAGCACCCTGAGAAAGCTCCTATTGGAGCAATGCAGCACCTAGGAAATATAGCTAAGGCTTATATTAACACAACCTCACCTATTGATGTACAGGATGCTATGCAGGGTAAGTTATCCTTGAATAAAGGATTCATGGGTGGCTTTGGTATGCAACCTGACTTAATGACTCCTGAAACAATCTCACAGGGATTTCAGTCTCCTTTACCACAAGATGTAGATACAGCAATCGGTAGTACATTACCCTTCTTAATGGGTAGTGCACCACAATTATCTCCAAGAGTAAATAGTGCATTTAGTAAAGGAGCTGCTGCTGCAAGAAACGTAGAACTGTCTCCTGTTGGTGCTAAGGTTGGTACAGGTATAGGAGCCACAATGGGTGGTTTAGCTGCACATGCTGCTAAGTTGCCACCGTATGTTGGAATGACGGCTGGTGCTGGTGTTGGGCTAGGTGTAGGATCTTTAATGGCTAAAGTTCCTCCCTTCTTGCGTGGTATGTCGCAAGCAGAAGGTCAATGGATTAATCCCAACATTCCTGGGTTTGGTCCTTCTGTTATTAGACCTGGATCTGGGCCTGTTGTTCCCCCTGATGCACCTATTCATCCTCTACAGGGTCTTCCTGAATATGACACAGGCTTTACAATGCCTAATAGAGGTGGAACACAACCTCCTGTACAACCTCAATCTCCTGTACAGATTCCTCAACGAGGCAGTCCTGTTACTCAGCCTCCTGTGATGCCTCCTGCTGAACTTCCTAGTGCAGGACAGCAACTACAGTTGCCTGAGAGATCACCAATACAGATGCCTGCTGGGCATCCTACTGTGCAACCTCCTGGTGTAGCTATTAATCCTCCTGGTGTTAGAGAGATTGGACCTGTTGCTGTTCAGGCTACACCTGAAGCTAAGATTCCTGTAACTCCCACAGTATCAGTAAAACCTGTTGTAAAGCCACCTATAAAAGTTGCTGCTAAACCAACAATAGTACCCAAGGTAGAAACTAAGCCAGTTGAAGTCCCAGCAAAAGCTGTTGAGCCAGCAAAAACTGAACCTGCTAAAGTTACTCCTAAGAAACCAGAGCCTCCTATGGGGCCAACAACTCAGCCTGAGAAACCTTTGGTTACACCTAGAGAGGGTCTGCCAGCAAAGGCTAAAGAGATTAATCCTGTTGCTCTTAAGTCCTTTATTGATAAAAGACCTGGTGGAGTTACCACAGGGGATATTCAAGGTGAGTGGGGATTAACTGAAGATCAAGCAGTTGAGCAACTTGCTAAATTAAAGGATGCTGGGCACATTCATAATCAATCAGGTCATTGGAAACCTGGAAAGGCTGCTGTTAAGTCTCCAGAGCAACTTGCTGCTAAGAAAACTAAGAGTCCAGAAGACGTAGAGTTTGAGGCTTTAGATAAGAAGGATAAACTAAGTAACTTAACAGATGAAGAAGAACAACGCTGGATGGAGTTAGCTGCACAACGAACTAAAGCAAAGGTATCTTCTGCAGCTGCAGAAGTAGGCAAAGAAAAGCCAGTAGTTAAAGCCCCAGAAGAGGTTAAGTCTACAAAGTCTAAAGTTAAAAGCTTAAAGACTATGTATGAGAGACTTAAGAGTGTAGAAAATCCTTCTGAGATGCAGTCCAAACGTCTTAATGAATTAACTGATGTTATCTATAAAGCAGGTAAGGAGTTAACAGATGCCGAAATTGAAAGTAACCTCGCCAAGCTCGAAGAAATCAAAAAAACTACGAATGCCAGGAATACAGAAACCCAGTCAAAGCAGCCTGAAAGGGTCCAAGAGAAGCCTACAGAACCCAAGAGTTCCCAGACCGTAAAGACTCCGCATGAAGCTAACTTGTTAGTTAGTCATGTAGAGCCTTCATGGAAACCTGGAGATGTTATTTCACGTTCTCATCTTGTGCAGCTTGCTGATGCTATGGGTGTTAAGCAGGGGCCAGCAGCCAGAGCTTTAATCAAGGCAGGATTTGAAATAGAGCCATCCAAATTCGCTGGTGGTTATGGCATTGGACGGCCTACTAAATCAGGCATCAATGCTGCTATTGATGAAGAACTTCTTACCAGAAGTTATAGAAAACTAGTAATGTCTGGTAAGATTAAGGCTGAGGATTAGCTTCTTTTAGCATCAACTGCATCTCTTTAGCAGAATCATTATAACCAACAAAAGATAGTTGATGAAAGATAAGGCCATGCTTAACTTCTGCATGGCCTTTATGTTTTGTACAAATTGCACCATTCATTACTTGGAATCTGCTAAGTAGCATAAAAGCTGCTTGTTTAAAGAACTTTCTTTCTTGTGACAGATCCCAATGAGGTATCATGATGATGTTCTGGATGTTCTGGTTCATAACTCTCCAAGAAGGCATAGTTAGCAATGTTAATTAATTGCTCTCTATTGCCTATCCTCTTGTATACCTCAAGTTCTTTCTCCATCCTTGTTAAGTATTGATATGCGTTTCCGGGGACTCCATATCTACAATACCCTTGCATAATTCTATTTGCTTGCATCTGCAAGAAACGCTGGAAAGCCTTCTCATGAGGAAGTTTGAGTTTGAGTGAAAAAAAGATCTCCAATGTCTTAGCTCCTTGCTTCATTTTATAATTCCTTTCCATGTTTGTAAGCTCTTTTAGCATTATAGTTCATTTTGTTTCTAACTGCACAGCTAAAAGAACTATTCAATGTATGCTTTGCTAAATCAATAAGTCTTATTTGTGCATCAACTAGTTCTTCTCCAAAACCTCCTGATGATGGAAGAATACTCATGTTGTTGTGACGTATAGCTTCTAGAGCCTCCGCTAATTCACTGACAATTAGCATAAGTCTATTACTAAGCCACACCTTTTCAAAGAATTTCCATAACTCTGGATCATCTGAGAGCTTAACCTGCATTCTGTTATACTCTTCATAAAATCCGTGATTTACCGCGTTTACTAAGCAATCTGAGGCTAAATCATCTATGTCCATTATTGTATCCCCTGTAAGGCTTTTGTATATATATTCAGAGCTTCATCCTTAAGAATATATAGTGGTTGTTTAGGATCAGGACCAAGTTTGACAGCTCCAGCGCCTATCAAGGTTTCAATTATCCTATCAAGATCGAAACCATCAAACTCTCCCCAGTATTTTTGTAGTAACTTCTGTCGTGATATCTTGTGCTCTTTTTGTTGTAATAACTCTCTCATTACTATCTTGGTTTGAAAAGCAAGATTACTTTTGCCTGCACCCATTGTAACCTGTTGCATACCAGCAAGACAGGCCGTAGATACATCTATTGCTTCTAGCACATGACTCTCCTTAAGAATTAAGTCTGGTTCTTGAGCCATAGATATAAGCATTGCTACTTTTAGAATCTGATCTCCTATTCTATTCATGGTTCCTGTTGGATCATTTGCATCAGAAGCCATGAATGAATAGTACCATTTATCGTATGTTTTCTTGGAAGCTGTTGTCCATTGGAACTCTCCTTTCATCTTAGCTACTTCTTTTAAGTACTCAGAAAGATAACTTGTGTCTACTATCTTTGTTGGTGCCTCAGTTAAGGAATTTAATTTTCCTTTTTCCAAGGAAAACACAATAAATGTCCTGGCAATGAATCCTCCCCCAATGGCATTCTGAGGGACAGCCTCAGCGAAATGATCCTCATTTGTTGCCCCAAGTAAGGTGAGACACGGGGAGCGTAACTTGTCAACCCCAGTACCCTTGAGAGAGTTCGTCCATACATCCTCGTAAGCATGAGTATCATGGAGATCAGTAAGAATAGTAAGTGCATCAGGATCTTTAACAAGAAACGCTGCAAGCTCACCTGAAACCAAGAATCCTTGTGCATCTTTAATCACTCCTCCGTTTTCCAGCGAAAACGCTTTACCCAGATCTTGTACTATTCTCTGCATTGAGTTTCTACCTGAAATAATACGAGAAGTTCCTGCCTTAGTGACTAGATTACGCGCCAGTGTAACAGGAACACCCTTTTTCATTCCAGACTTTGCTATTAGGAATACATAAATGTTAGGATAAAGTTTGTAGTAGAAACGGTCAAGAAATACATTCTTTCGCACCACAGCAGAGATAGAAGCCATTGCAGACCAGTAGAAGAACTTTGCTGGAGCTTCGTTCTCTGAATTAGCTTCTACGACTGCGTCAATCCATGTCATCTTGGTTTGTTCCTTTTTAAGGAAGGCTAATCTTTCCAGGTTTGATATCTCCTGTGCTAACTCCTTCCACACAATCAAGCGTACTCTTTTCTCAAATAATTCTGTTGTCATTTTTGTTCTCATTTGAAATTTGTGGCCCAAATTGTGCTGTCCTAAGAACATTCTTCCATGCTATCCGTACTAAGTCAGGAAGTTGATCCCAGGGTAAGTAATGATTAGGGGAAACTTCTTTAGCAAATTGTTCATACAATATCTGTTCTAGTGGTTTCATACTACCTCCTTAAAGATGTATTTTGTCATACCATCAGGATAAGTGCCAGATTTATCAATCCACCGTCTACCTATTTTAAGATCAATAGGTATAACAAGGTCATAATCACGGTTAAGAGTACAGCATCTGAAATTGATTGGTTGTTCCATCTCTTCCTTAATAATTCTGGCAGCCAAATCAACAAGATAATCACGGCATAAAGCAAGAAAACTGTCATGCGATTCCTCCACAAAGAAAAAGTCTTTCATGTATTTATCACTTAAGCGTTGTACAATGCGAATCATTGCAAACTTCACTTGGTCACTGATCGTAGATTGAGGTATATAAGCATATGCCTCTTTAAAGAGTTCATCTCCCCACCTATTAAAGAACTGTCGTTCTCTTCCAAAAGGTGTAACTAATCTACAATCATTATCCTGTAATGCCTGTTGAATATCTAAATGAAACACCCCTTTTATATTGGGGTTATTTTCGTGAAACTTTATGAGCTGTTTACCTGATGCAAATTCAGAAATATATATACCAGCAAATTTGGCTAGATTTAACATGTGCATGTGCTTTTGCATACTATAATTACCTGCATGTCTAGTCTTTTTGCCTGCTTGTCTGTCATAGTCTGTAATATCTTCAAATAGTTTACCACAAACATACACAGCAGTCATTGTATGTCTATCATCTTTAAGACCATATTTATTCTTCTTAAAAACTGTTCTCTCATAGTCTTTAAGTGCTTGCCAATCTTTTGCAAGTACACAAACTACTCTATCTTCTGCCTGAGATAAGTCTGGTTCTAGGAACACAAATCCAGGGTCAGCAATGAACATAGCACGAAGATCAGCACCCCCAGCACCTGTTAACTGAGCATCTTCATGCTTA